TGGAACATCATCAGCCTGTCTGGGCTCAAACTCGACTACATGCTCAGCTGAGAAGAGGGTACGCATGATGCTGGGCAGACACTGCTGCACCGCATCATGTATCTCCTTTGCTTGGTACTGACTTCTGCCTTCCTGCTCTACCGGATTGTCTCCACTGTCTGCAAAGGGCTCTGCCAGGTAGTAACGCATGGCACGAGCTCTGTCTGGAGAGAGCTCTGTGTCAATGTAGTCAATACTTTCTGTAATCGTGTTACTGACCCAAGCCTGGAAGCTTATTTCGTCTAGTGGGATGTACTCAGCCATTGGGTTCCTTCTCTGGGATATCAACTTCAAACCATTCCTTGTTGCACGCTTCGCAATGCAATGCTGGATAGGCTCTTGTAGGTGGTGCTAGCGGCCCTTGACACTCTGGGCATTGGGTCAGGCTCATGCGACTACTCCTGCGTTTCTGCGCTCAGGTTTGCGTTTGTTCCGAATATAGCCACTGCTGTCCAACATCGGGCTCGCAAAGGTTAGACAAAGAGCATCCGCAAAGTCCGGTGACTTGCGGAGCCTCTTGGCTGTGACTTCCTTGCGCTCCAGCCCTAATGTGCCATTGGGTTTGTACTCAAACCGTGGAGCCACTAAATCCTCTACGAGCTGCTGATGGTCTGGTAACTCTACTTCCCCTCCAAGCCACTCTCTGCAAGTAAACCAGAGCTCTGCTCTCTTATTGGCGTAAGTGTCCGCCTTGCTGGGGGTCTCACTGACATTGATGCCTATTGCTGGCACACCCAGCTGACGCAACCTGTCCACTACACCAGCTCCTAAACCGATATTGTCACAGCATATTTCTATGGGCTGCTGCTCTGCATCCTGATACAAGTGGTCAACCCTGTCTGCCAGGGTCATCAAGTCCAGCTTCTCCCAGCTCTGTATCTTCGTTACCTTGCGGCCCTGACGCTCCACCAGCACTGACTTGTCTGCACCCATACGGGCTACATCCAGGCCCCAGATGGTTGGGTAGTCATGCGGAACCTTGACTCTACGGCTGACTGCATCCTCCACTAAGCCACGGGGGATGACCGTGTCATCATCCACCGTAGGCCATAACCCCAAGACACGAGTACGCCACTGGTTGCTCTCCTTGCCGTACTTGTCCCTCATCTCTGTGATGAAGTCTGGGCTCACCATTGGCGAGTCGAGGCAGCTGACGTTCATTGTGTACCACGTGCCCTTGTTCACGTGATGCGTGTCAAAGAAGTAGCCTGTGCTTCTTGTGGGGTTGCCAATTAAGCATATGTAGGCGTTTGCGCTCGTCATACTGCCATAGGCTGCTTCGTATACAGCCTCATCCACTCCAGCAGCCTCATCTACGCATAAAAAAGTTGTAGCTGAGTGGATTCCCTGCATGGCATCGGGCTGGTCTTTGCGGCTCACCTTGAAGCTCAGGAAAGCCTCTGTAGGAGATGCTGCCAACTCAATGCGCTCACTCTTGACTACTAAAAGCTCTCTCAGAGCCTCTGGAAGCTCTGTAATCCAGCGCTTGACCTCAGCAGCCAGCACATCAAAAAGCTGGCTCTGGGTAGGGCTCGTGGCTACCAGCTTGATGGGGTATCTTGTCAGCAGAAACCACAGCATGGCCCAGGACGTTACTGCACTCTTGCCCACCCCGTGGCCTGCCGCACAACTGCATCTCCGTGTACCACGTGCAAACTGGTCTAGTAGTTGGGATTGCCAAGGCTGAGGGGTGACCTTCAGTACGTTAATGACAAACCCATTGGGGTCATCGTAATAACGCTCCAGAAACTCACGATAGACATTGCCTTTGCTCATAATTTGCTAATCGTTACTTCAGCTCTGCCTGGGCGTTGGATATCTCTACGATACAAATGCAGCTCATCTACTTGCGAATCATCTGGGAAAACTCCCCAGTGCATCAAGAGGTCAAGCACTGCCTTGGCATGGTTGTCCAAGTCCCTGGCTGCTTTTGATGGTGGATAGTACTCTATGCTTACTGCTAAACGGTCTTGAGCTGTGTAGCGCTGAAAGGAGGGGGCAGGAGACTTCTTGTAAAGTCTCCCTGCCTTGGAGAGGATGGTGCGGCCCTGGAATTGTCTCCAGTAGCCATTGACGCTGGGAGGCCAGCCTAGTACTAGTTTCTGTGCTTCATCCAAATTCCTCTAGCTCCACAAGCTTGAAAACTCTACTCGTTCTTTCAAGCTCGTAGGCTTTTGTCAATTTTGGTTGCTCTTCCTTGAGCTTTTTTGTGTCCAAGACCTTGCGGCTCTGGTCTTTCCATGTTGCCAGTACCAAGCCCGTAGCTGGAGATACCAACGTCTGAGCTTCACGCATGTGCCCCTTAATTTGCGCTTCATGTAACGCCATTTGCTCTTGCAGCTGCTTCTGCTTCTGCTTGCACTGGCGAAACTGCTCCACTGCCACCACGAGCGACTGAGGACACTCGACTGTTTCATCATTCCCCCTTGGATAGGCTGCTTCCATGTCTGCCAAGAACTCCAGCTCTGGTGGAACCTGCTTGAGTACATGCTCCTCCCAGAAGTGAGTACACTTGTCCAACAATCGCTGCGCAAAGCTCTTGTTGTAGGGCACTTTGTAGAGCCGTATGTCATTCTCGCCCAAGATGCCTACTATCACATACCAGAGACTCTTGCCTGTGATCATCATGTACCACTGCACCTGACAGTAGTAGTTTAGGGGGAGCCCTTCTCCAGGCTCCATGATCACTTCACCAGTGGGTGCAAACTTCTTCTTGCTCCGAAAGCTTGCGGTCTTTACTTCCAAGCCAGCCTCACGGTGTAAACCATCCACATGCGCCACGCAGTACTCAAACTGCGAATGGCGAAATGTCTTGCTGCTTCTACGGAACTTTAGCCCTGTCTCTCGTGCTGCTACCTGCCGTAAAGGCTCCTCCAACATGTTCCCCCAGTGGGTTGCCGCATTCCCACTGAAAGCTGGTGCTAGCCCCATTTTCTGCTGGTAGAGCTGGTAGCGGCTCTGCCATTCATTCATGCCAGCAGCGCTTGCACAATCACTTCCCCCTAAGTACTTGCGTCTCTCCTCTGCACTAAATCCCATACAGCCTCTCCTGTTGCTCTATCAGTGTGTTGAAGTTTACCTGCTCCAAGTCCTCCAGTGGGAAATAGATAATTCCATTGCCCTGCATCCAATGCCCCTGGAAAGCCTTCTTCCAGCCCCTGCCCGTATAAGGCTCCCAAAGCCAATAGATGCCAGGTTCGTCCTGCTCAAAGTAACGGAAGTACACCTTGCTGGTGATCTTCTGGTAGTCCCAGAGCTGCTGCATCTTTGTAAACTTCCCCTGGTTGAAGGCCTGCACCCTTTGAGGTCTGGTCTTCTGCCCCTTGAGCTCTATGTAGCACTCTACCTTGTTGTTCTCCTTGTTCTTCTCCTCTACCCAGCTGGTGTCCACGGCTGTGAAGTCCAGCTCGTGAAACCTGCCGTTGTGCATCAGCTCCACGTAAGGGTAGGCCTTCTCGTAGTACTGCTTGAATTCTTGCTCTCTAGCCTCACTGTCTGGTGTGTTCTTGTCTTCAAAACTTGCTTGCATATGCGCCTTCCTATGGCTGTTGCAGAATGTTGCAACACTGATGGTTGCTGGGGTGGAAGCCAGTAGACCTTAGTAGCCGCTCTCTTCAACTACACATCGGTTGCGGCTCAGGGTGCTGAGTCCATAAAAGGTCACCCTGTGCAAGGAGTTATCTGCAGCGCCTCTACTGGCTATAGCTGGGGTAGCAGACCGTTGGCAGGCATGCGGGAAACTGCCTATTGGTTGCGGCTCAGGGGGAAATTAACGAAAAGCCCTGTGCTGGTTAGGCTAGCCTCTGCTACCAAAAATTTTAAAAAAACTGGGGGGTGTTTAGGTACTCAAACTATTTCGGCCCCAAAAGCAGCGAGGGGGGGGCTCCAGCTGCGCATTTGGCCCAGAAGTTGGCGGTTTCCTATGGTTTTACGGTTATCGTATTACGGTTGCCACCAGCTAGGCCTCATGTTTACTGGGCAGAGCAGCGGATACCATAGCCGCAGCGCTCTGCCTTTCTGGGCTGATGACCCCGTATGCTCGTGAGTCATCTTGGGGTTTGTTTCGTGGCTATACCCTCTCCCCAAATTACCCCCAAATTACTCCCTCATTACTCCCTCAGTACCTATGGTACAGACAGTACCTGCACACCTTATGGGCTTCACTCCAATAGCGCTTGGAGCTAGGCTTCCAGCAATCACAGAGCCTGCAGTACTTCAGTGGATTACGTTTCCTAAGCTTCTCCAGGCGTTGCAGCAGCCTCTGACTAAGAGGCTTCAGCAGCATGGGATTGCGATAGGTTGCGTAGCTAATCACCCAGCTGCTCTATGAGGTTCAGATAGTGTTGCTCACGTAGTTGCAGCGCTTCCTCCAGAGTCAGGTAGAGATACCCTGGCGAAAGCTCATGAGGCGCTAGATTTAGCTGTTGCAACAGTTTTTCAACATCTTCCAGAGTGATCTTCAGCCTACGTTGCTGGTCTTGCAAACTGGTATAGCCTGAGTGCTTGGGCCTATGCTTGTAGTGGCGGATGGCTTGAGCATCCTCAACATGCAGCACCTGAGTCTGTCCAGCGTTGCCCACACCAGTGCTCTGTATCTGAAGAAACTTCATCATCTGCCGTATACGGGAGCTATCCACCTTGAGCTCTTGGGCCAGTTCCTTGACTTCAATGGTCTTACCAGACATGGCGCTTCAACTCTTGCTGCAGAGTAGTCAGCTGGGCACTGAGCTGCTCTATGGTGTCTCGTTGACGCTTGACGGTCACGATGAGCTCTTGGTTATCCTGTTTGTGCTTACGAATCTCACTCCATTTCTGCAGGGCAAAGGTCTGTTGCTTGGTTGGCTTGGTGACCAGCTTCCAGCCCAACATCTTTCTCATCTTGCGCAACTGCCAGGGAGCCACGGTATAGCCTACTTTCTCCAGATTCTGGCAGAGCTTTAGAGCTGGTAAATGCTCCCAAGTGGCTTTCTTGGACTTCATCAGCTCCATGATGCGGTAGTAGCTCTCTGTGCTTAGACGGTTTCTAATCTTCATCGCTCTCCTTTGGGTTAATCACCTTGAGATGAGGCAGTGTTTTCAGTTGGGCCAGCTCTTTCAGTGCAGCTAGATGGTCTTGCTGTTTGTTGGAGTGCTCAACTTCCAGCTTGGCCCTATCTCCGTAGGTCTCAGGAGCATACTTGGTAGCAAACCAGCGTTGCTGCTCTAGCCTAAGTCTGGCGAACCTTGGGTCAGTCATGTCAAAGCCATCTATGTCATCAGCAGCAGCTTCAGCATAGCTGTGGCCTGCAGCCTCCAGAGCTGCAGCGACATCAGCCTTGCGCTCAGGGTTGGCATTAATCCAGCGATAGTAGGCACTGAAGGGGATCTCCCAAAGTGTCAGGTGAGCTCGTAGTCTGCCTTTCTCGCTAATTTGGGCTAGGAACTGCTCCCAGAAGTCTGGGTCTTCCCTGAGCTTCTCCCAGCGATTCTGTCCCTCCTTCTTGCGTTTGTTTTTCCAGGTTTCGTAGCGTTTTTTTTCATCTCTAGGCATAGGGCTGTGAGGCTGTAGTTTTGAGGGGTGAGCAGAGGAGGGAGTACGTAGTAGTTATAACTACTACTCCCTCCTCTACCCCGATTAGGCTCAACAGAGCTCCACTTGGCGTGAGCCCTTAGTGTCTCCAGTGAGCTTGATTTTTCCCTTGGTTTCCAGAGTCTCCACGATGTAGTCATACTCTCGCACACCTCCGGTCAGGGCATGGCTTTGCAACAGTTGTCGATAGCTGAGGCTCCCTCCACGCTTGGCAATGTAGGTCAGCAGCTTGGACTCCTTCACCAGCTGTGGAGATTGCCCCAGGTCTTGAGTCAGCAGCTGCTTGGTGGAGCCCATTGCGTAGAGCAGCACTTGGTAGGCGCTATGGATGGCTTCTTCATCGGGCTCTACCTGCCTTGGGTTGATGAGCAGCTGCATCAGCATTGCTAGCTTGAGTAACGATGGGCCCCAGCGCTTGGCAAAGCTGTAGAGCGCATTCTGAATCCCTTGCTCCTGCTCAAACACCCAGCTGTAGATGGCATCATGATGCTGGGTGTAGCTCTCCCTGGCTTCTGGACTCATATTGCTGGCACTGCCCACTTTGAGCTCAGAATGCAGTAAATATTGGCAAAGCTTAGAAAGTCGCTGATAGCTATCCCACTCCTTACTGTTGCAACATGTTGCAACACTTGGTAAAGCCGCTGGAATGCTATTACTGGTACTAGGAGGGGAGAACATAAGAAAACGTGGCAGGAAGCCGCTTCTGACATCTTCTGTCGTAATCAGCTCTCTGATGAACTCAATAGTGCTGACTCCACAGATAGAGACATAAGGCTCCTCAATGCGGATAGTGGCATTGCCTCTGGTACGCTCCTCTATCGGCTCTACTACGTCATAGATGGAAGTAAACCTAGCCTTGGCTCCCTCGTTCCACTTAGCGCCCAGGTTGTGCAGAAAGCTAGAGAACTCTGACTGCATCATTAGGCCTCCACCCTGCTCATGGAGCTTATCGAGAAGCCCCTGCCAGCTGAAGGAGTCTGGCAGGCTTCTCAGCTGCTTTTGAAGCGTTACCTTGCGCAGCTCGTCCTCACTGTCTTCAGCAGCTTTGATGTGCTTGAGCAGCTCACCGTCCATATCTCTCAGTACTTGCGTACCTAGCCTGAGTCCGGTGCTCTTGAAGGCTCCACTTGCGCTAAGCGTCAGGCTCCAGATGCAGGGGTGCAGGTCTTGGAAATAACCCACTAGCTTGCGTCTGTGCATGGCATAAGCGCTTAGCGTGCTCAAGGCTGCAATGGTAGTGAGGATAGTGTCTGAGCCTGTGAGCTCTGACACATTGCCTACATAGTCCTGCAGTAATGGAGGTAGCCCTGTGATCTCAAAGACAGGCATTTGATGTTGGTGCAGGTATCCCTCAGCCAGCTGGGAGCAAAGCCTTTGAGCTACCTCAATACGCTGAGCTTCCTTCCATTGAGTAGCTGCCTCTGTCAGCTCCAGCTGCTGGGAGATCTCCTCGACAGTACAAGCTCCGGTGCAATGGAGCTCCACCTTGTCTTCCAGCAGCGTGATGACATGTTTCTGCCTGCGCTTCTCAGGACACTTGTACACTGCACTAGTACCATTCACTTGCGCAGCATCTGGGAGCTTGGACTTGATGAGCTCAAAGACCTCACCTGGAGTCACAGCTCTTCTCTCAGTAGGGCATCTTCCACTGTATCTTCAAACACAATGAGGGGCCTGAGTCTCTTGTCCTTGAAAACACTGTAGCTGATGCCCTTGAGCTTATTGTACCAAGGGACACCTCCCTTATAGACTACGGCTGGCCTTGTGCCCCAGAGCTCTCTGAGTATCTTGTTTTGAAAAACAGTTACCTCATGTGGGGTATCTCTGACATGCAGTGCTACCCCTTGGAGCCTGACCTTGTTGACTTCCCAAGGCCAGTGGACTCGTTCTTCCAGTGTCTCCAGATACTTACCTGCCAGCTCCTGAGCATCTGGAGAATTCATCGGGTCAGGGCACTCACTCATAAGGTAGTCTTGGCGGAAAGGTGAGCAGATGACAGGCATGCCATACCAGAGAAACTGCTCTTCCCAGCTCTGATTCCAAATTTGGTGGGAATTTGGTTTAAGAGTCATCTACCCAATATTGCTTTGAGGGACTCATTCATCATCTCAGGCGTTTCCTCTTCCACCTCTGGTGCTGCAGATGCTACCAATGCTGGCAGCTCCTCCAACCTTGCAGCAATTTGCGCTACCTTGCTGTACTTGCCTTGCTTGCGCACAGCAATTGCTACTGGTTTGTTGCCTATCTGTTTCATCATGTTATTCATGGAAACCACTTTAGGCCTGCCAGCGTCATCCACATGCCCTGTTGCTTGGGCAATGCTTCCAATAACTTCTGACGTAATCCGTAGGGCACTGGCGGACTTTTCTGGATCTCCCCAATGCTCAAAGATGAGGTCTTGCCGTATCTCCCCAGCCACCCCTTTCCACTGAAGCCTAATCTGACGGTAGACTTGGTTGTCATCCCTCAATGGGATCACCTCAATAGCTACGATAGCTGCTAGGTGATTGCCCTCCTGCATGATGCGTGGTTGGAGGGTTGTTACCTCTGGGTCAAATAGGACGATGTCGTTCTTCATGGGTTGTACTCTTCAATGAGTTGTAAGAGGTTGCCAAACGTGGAGTTCACCAGGGTTGGCTCTGGCAAATTGAAACGATTCTTTGCCAATACGTGTATATCTGGGCTGATGTGCAATAATCTACATTTACTGGATTCCACACTTTCCCCAGTGTCAGAGCTCTCTAGTTCCAGATGTCCAATAATTTCTGCCCACTCGCTGAGAAGTGGTGCAATCTTTTTTGGCAATCTGATGACTTGCGCTGTATAAGGCCTTTGGTTAGGTTTAGTGACTTCTTTGTCATCAACATGACAAATAACAACTACGTGCTTCCCTATAGCCGTGAGTTGGGAGAGCTTTTGGGTCATAATGCGCCAATGACTAGCCATTACGTCATAGGCATGACCGTACCCCCTGCCAGCGTTTACTAAAGAGTCTTTCTCTATATTGAGAGAGAAGACCTCTACTAAATGCTGACGGAGGAGTTCTGCAGCTGCATCAGCAGTGTCTACAATGATGGTTTCATGATCACTGGTTAACGCCACATCGAGCAACGCCAGAAATTGTGTCCACTTTAAAGCACTCGCATCAATTCTCTTCAGCTGTGGATTCAAACGCTTGTAGCGCTTGGCTCCACCCTCTAGGTCGATTATCACCGGAGTTGGTGCTCCACTGATAGAAAAGGTTGTCTTGCCTAAGCCTGGAGCTCCCAGCAAAAGCATCGACACCCCATTTTCATCAGTCTCCTGAGCATAAAGCTCAGTGATTAATGTTTCTTTACCCATTTATGTGTCCGGTAAGGTTTGGGCTCTGTATCAAAAGCCCAGAATTTGCACTCAAAGCGCAATGGTTCGCCTTGGAGCCAGATTCGCAAACGGTCATTCCGGTTACGAACACGGGCATCAGCAAACACACGTACCTCGTGCATTTTTTCCTGCCATGAAGCAGGCACTGGGAAGCTCTCGCCAGGGAGGCAAGATGCTACAAAATCATTGAAGTTTTCTACAAGGGTAGGGTCGTCATCCATGACGCTAATTACTCCATGTATTGGGGAAGAGTTATCGTTCTACAACCCCAAACAACATTTTACAACAACTTTTTTTTGGAGTGTAAATTGATAGTATGGGCAAGGCAGACAATCATATGAGGCTAGTCAAGTACATATGTGAGATGGCTAGTTGGAATCAGACAGAGTTGGCAAAACGCTTGGGGACTAGTCAGCAGGCACTAAACAACAGGGCTAGAAGAGGAACGCTGCAGCTGAATAAGCTGAAAGAATTGATGGTTGCGGAGGGTATAGAAATACCAAAGTTCATGTTAGCTAGTGGAGAATTTGGCGACAGTTCTCCAGTAGCTAGTAATGCGGTTTCTGATGAAAAAGCGAAAGCTTTACAAAATGAAGTAGCAGAACTCAAGGAGCGATTACGTGCTTCAGAGGCTCAGGTAACTAAACTGATGGAGATGCTACAACTATCATTACAACGCTAATCACCCTTTTTACAAAAAATAATGTTGTAATTTGTTTTATAAAGGGTAATTTAGGTGCTTCAAATAGCAAACACGGGCGCTATTGGGGTCGCATGGGGTGACCCCCAGAATTGCGTCCAAATGCCGGAGCACCTAAAATGGCGAGACCCACCAAGCAATGGGCCCTAGACAAACGTGGTAACTGGAAGGGCTACTACCACACCCCTGGCAAGCGTGCCACAGAGCGCTTGCTCATCAAAGACGTTGACTTACGAGCTCAGGCTCGTACCAAGGCTCAACAACAATCCCTCCTAGCTGAGCTCTACGCTCAGAAAGCCTCAGCTGAATCCTCAGCAACTGCCCAAGTATCTTCTTTTGAAAGCTCCAAGCGTGCTTTCCTAGAGTTTATCGCTAACGAGCGCAGCGCTAATACTCTCAAGGAGTACTCCCACACACTGGCAAAACTGGAGAGCTTTGAGCAGGTTGACTTCCTCAAGCAACAGTGGGCAGCTGCAGGGCAGAGCCCTAATACCATCAACAAAAAAATCCGCACCATTCGCTCCTTTGAGAACTGGCGAGTAGAGCAGGAGAACAACGAGCGTGCAGCGAAAGCACTGCCGCTCGTGCATGCTCGTAAGTTCCGCAACCTCAAGACTGACCCTGCCAACATTAGCAGCTACTCCAAGGAGCAGGCTGACAACATTTTACAACTCATTGAGGCTCGTATTGCCAACCCTCTGCCCAATGTCAACCCTGACTTCCATAGGCGCTGGGAGCTGCTCCGTAGAGCTTGGTGGCTATCTCGCTATGCTGGCCTACGTGGCGCTGAGTTGCTGAGCTTACGCTGGAAGGATATCAAGCTGGCTCCACTGCAGGAGGATAGCTTCCTAGATATCAACAGCCACGAGGATGCACGTGGCAAGTGGTTCCAAGTCAAGCAACATCACGCTGCTGTGGTGCCTATCGTTCATGACTGTCTGATAGAGGAGCTGCAGAGCTGGGAGCATGACCATGAGTTTGTGCTGGGCAATTACTGGAAAAGCTCCATAGAGCTCTCCAGAGCCTTTTCTCGGCTGCAAGCACAGGTAGGCATCAGTGATGAGATTAAGCCAGTGCATGGCTTCAGAGCTTTATTTGCGACAGAGCTCCACAACCTTGGTGCAAGCATCTACAACGTCAAGGAGCTGCTACGACACAGCTCCATTGAGACTACTGAGCGCTACATTGATAAGCGCAACAACAAGATTAGTGCTCTCCGCTCCCTGACTAAAGCAGCCTAAGCAAGAGCA